CATTTCAACTTTCTTTTCTTCTAAATCAAGTTTACGTTTGCGCATTTGCATCTCAATCATCTTTAATTTTTTGTCCATCTTTGCTGTTTTAGCTGTAATGGCATTTGTCATCATTTTACTTGCGCTATCAAACACTGGAGCAGCATGTCTGTCTTCTACGTTTTGTCCAAGATCCATAAGGTCTTTAAACGCATCCATTGCCTGTTGAGCATACTCATCCATGTCTTTATCAAGTGACTCTAAATCACGCACTGCTGGTAGTGCTTGGTCAATTTTATCAGCAGTGTCTAATGCTTGTTGCATTGATTCTAAATCAAACCCAGTTTCTTCTTCTTGTATAGGCTGGTTTACAGAAGTATCTTGACTTGACATATTAAAAACTTCTTCAATTTTTTTACTCATCTTTTTCTCTTCTTTGTTTTCTTAGGATTATTAAAAAGTTCATGTTCTGTTAGTACACGAAATCCAACTCCCTGTCTGTCGCAAAATGCTTTGGCCGCTTGCCATTTTGCTTCATTGACAACTGCTTGTGCTTTTTGTCCAGCACTCCTAGCATTGCCAAGTATTTGTCCAGCTGGTTTAATTTCAATAAACTCTGCATGTCGTTGTTTATTTTTATCTTCATAAATTATAAAGAAGTCTGGCACATACATTGTTTGTTTATTCTTTATAGGATTAAAATATGGTATGCGATGACTTTCACTAGCCCATGCAACTACGCTAGGATGTGAGTCACAAAAACGCATAAACTTTAATTCCCATCCACTTCTATACTTTGGTAAGTGTTTACCAATGTATCTATTAGAATTAGTAGGTTTGTATGTACCTTGCTGAAACTTTGTTGCCATTATATATGTATTTATTAAAAAATATCACTGAGTATTTTTTTAACACCGCTTACAAAAGGTCCAGCGAAAGCGTTTGCTGTAGTATTCACTATCGGTGTAGTTGCAGATTGTACTACAGAAGGTGTATTAATATTATTGCTTCTTGTTATAGGATTTCCATTTGCATCTAATATGGAGTTTCCATTACTATCAACTACAAACTCAATATTGTTTTGACTAGAGTTTGTAGTAACAGCAAAGTTATTAACTGCGGTTCCGATCGCCGCAGTAGTTAGTGCGCTTCTTGCAACATCATATAATATATTTTGATTGTTATCTGGCAATGATGATTGTTGCGGTGCAGATCCAACTGATTCGATGTTTACATGTTCTGGTTGAAACTGTACATTCCAAACAACAGGACTGCTATCCGAATAACTTAGTGTATCACTGTTAACTGTTGAAATCATACAATTGTACATAGAAATAATACGACCACTAGTATCAGTATCAGTTGATATAATTCTTATTTTTTCGAAGAAAAATCTTTGTGCTGTAGGAACAGCTTTTACACCAAATGTTCCGTCAAATACAGGAGTAATAGTATCATAACTGCCTATTGTACGTTCATCTATGTTATGTCCATGAAAATAATGTCTAGCATATGCTTGTAGTAAATATTGAAACTGACTATCTTTTGTATCATAAAATATAATACTAGCAGTTGTAGGTTCTAATCTAGTAGGAACATATCGTACTCTGTTGTACTGATTTGTTCTTACTAAATTATGTTGATAATCTGGTAAGCCGACAGATTGTACTCTATCAAATACAAACTGTCTGCCGTAACTTTCGTCTATTAATGGGATCGAATTATTTAATGTCAGTTCAACAGAGAACTGATATTTACTGCGTGGTATTTTTGTCATTACTGTGTCGTCGACACCGAATGCATTTGCGGCAGCATTAAATGGGCCAGTATTTGAAGTCAATCCCATAAATTATTACCCTTGAGTACCCGCTCCACTAGCGTTACTTAATGTTTGATCTTGTCCTGCGCCAGTTAGTGTTGCATTACCTGCTGCATCATAAATCTCACAGTTATCATAACGAATTTGTACAGTAACTTGTACTTGGTTACTATCTGCATAGTTCATGTCACCATACTGAATATTACTAATATAACATCCTGCTAATTCAAACTTATCAAGTACACCTGGCTCTGGATTGCCGCCGTCTAGTGTTTCAACTACTGTTTGAAATTTATATCCTGCACCTGCTCGTGGACTACTTTGCTGGGCATGATCAACTTGTCTATTAAGTTGCTGATTTAATTCTCTTAATACTGTACTATCTACATCATCACGCAACACAATACTAATAGGTTCCCATGTATGCTTACCAGCTAGATAAATTCTACTGTTGTAAGCCTCGATTGGAACTTCGTCATGTGTTAACGATGGACGTGAAGTACTAATTACACTTCTTGTAGGCGCTGGACTAAATCCGTCGCCGATGAAATTTACACGGAAACGATATGCTAGTTTCGGCATAATTGTGGTGGTGTTGTTTGCACTGTCTGGAACACCTAGTGTTGTTATAACTGCCATTTGGATCTCCTTAATACTGGCTCTATACGTATTTATAAGAATACAGTCAAAAAAATAGGCGCCTTGTGGACGCCTATTAAGTTTGTAGTTAATTTATTATTATATTGTTGTACTTAAAGTACCTGTGTTTACGATTCTAATCGGAATGTAAATAAATTCTGCTGCTTTTGAAGGTTCAATTGCAACGTCTATATATAGTTCATTACGGTCAATACGTGCTGCTGTATTATTTGATTCATCACAAACTACTGCAAAGTCGTTTAGTCCTCTGCGGCTTAAAATGTCTGCTAAGAATCTTTCAAACGCAAGTTTTGCTCTTGCACGAGTTTGAGCATCGTTAATTTCAAATAAGAATGGACGAGCTACTTCATCAAATCTCTCTTTTAAGTATGCTACTAAACGTGCTACATTAACACGGTCTAGTGCAGTTGATTGATTGTGTAGTGTTTTCTGTCCAAACAATACTGTTCCTTGGCCAATAAATGTTGTAATTGGATTCAATTTAACGTTATACATAGTATCACGCTGTCCTTGTGTAAGGCTTACAGATTTAAATTCGTTCTCAGAAGTAAGATATCCGACTGCACTTGCATTTTGTACAACACCACGTGTCAATCCTGCTGGAGCAAACCATTGGAAACTAATATTATCACTATATGCATATGTATACAATGCCATATGAGTTGACGGAACAACTACTGATTTACCTGTTGTTGGATCTGTAGCATTACCCGATGGATAATAAACTGCACTGTATGTATTGTTAGTTACTAGTCCATCTTCTCCATCTTCAGTTGTAACGGCGCTATTAGTTACCCAACTAATTACATCTGTTGGATTTTTACGCATTGGACTATCAATTAATACAAAGGCTGTTTCGCCTCTATCACTGTTTAGCTGTACCATTTCAGCTGCCAATTCCGGATAGCCTGGTGCCGCAATTAAACTAAAGCGATGTTGCTCGTCACGAAGGTCTGTTCCAGCTATAGCCAATTGCATACTAGCTGTTATAACTTTACGCTGTGCATATCTACCAAATGCGCCACTGCCATCTGGATTGTTTGATGCAGCATTTCTCCATGCTGTGCCATTCCAACTACGTACAGTATTTTTACTCTGTGCCATGTTAACTACTAACATTCCATCTGGATAAACAACTGCCGCTGGTGCACCTGCAATAGCTGCGCCACCGCCTGCTGTATCATCAATGTCTGCAAACAATACGCCGTTAGCACTTGTTTGGTCACTATTTGAATGTTTAACCCAAGTTGAACCATTGTGTTGATAAATCTTTGGATAATCACGAGCATTTGCTGCTGTTGCTAGTGTTGTGTCTACCCAAACATCACCGTCTGCTAGTGCATTACCTGTGCCATCTGTTGTTGGTGCTGTTTTACTATACTGTACATCAGTGGCTGCTGTCCAAGCTGAACCAACACTAACGTAAATGTCTAATGAATCGATTGTATTATCAAACCAATGTTGACCAGTTGTTGCTGTTGCAGTTGGCGTTGAAACTTGTGCTAATATTGAAGTAGTTATTGACGCTGGTGCGCCTGCGCCGCTTACTACTAAGATATCAATTTGATCTACTGCTTCACCTAAAAGTATACCGCCTGCTGTTGCACTTGATGTTAGTGCTGTTGCGCTTGAAGCATCTTGTGGAACAAATGTAGTAATATCTGCGTTGTCTGAACCATCGCTTACACCTACCACTGTTTGTGGAGTAAATGCATCTTCAATAAATTTACTAATAACAATACTTACACCATTACCTGGGCTTGTTGTTTTAACCCATACATCGCCATTACTTGGTCCTGCTGGTACGCTATAGTGTGGTGCTAGTGTTGCGCCTGCTGTTACCCATGCCGCTCCACTTTCTTTATAATATTCAATACTGTTACTTAAAGTTGAAATTACGACATGATATCCGCCAGTTACAACTGTTGCCGCTGGTGCTGTACCTGCCGCTGTACTAATTACTTCTACTGTTGGTGTTTTATAGTCCCATAATTCAGTAGTTGAATTCCATACGTGGATACCATACTTACTAGCGTCTGTGTCTAACCAATATGCATTTGCTGTTGAGTAAGTACTTGTTGGTTGAACTGTTGTTGATTTTAATTCTGCTAAGTCGATATTAGCTCGTACTATGTTAGCAGTTGATCCTTGTCCTAAGTAGCTATATGCTGTTAAAAGACCGTATTCGCTAGTTTCACTACCTTGTACGATTGTTGATCCATTTTGTGTAAACGTTGGATTACCAAAATATTGTGTAAGCTCACGCTGACTAGTAACTTTTACTACTTCGCCTGCATTCGCTAGTTTGGTGTATTTTGCAATTCCGTCACTTTCACTATTAGTAGGATCGGTTTTGTTTTGATTAGTAGCTAAAACAATAAGTGGAATTGTGCCAGCGCCTGGGGCGCCATATGCACTTTCGTCCGTTACTGTAATCTCTACACCCGGTGATACTAAAGCCATTATATTTCTCCTCTGGGTTTGTATTTGATATTACTATTTACCAGAACGACTATATATCAGGGGTGATTAGAAGGTTAACTACGTAGTTAACTTGTACTGTAAGGATCAATATGTGAGATAAGAGCATGTACATTAAACTCAAGATCTTTTAATGTACCATTGTTACAGATAGTAAAGTCTGACATCCACTGTTCTAAACTCATACTATTTTTATTCTCTGGA